TCTTTTTTTGTTTTTTCTTTTGTATGCGTTCTTCTTCATCAATTAATTCTTGAGCGTTTTTATTCGCTTCTTCGACAGAAATTGGAGAAGGAATGATTTCTTTCTTCTCTTTTATCTTTGGTGAAGTTTTTATTTTTTCTTTAGTAAGGATATCAAACAGGTAATAGTTATTTTTGACATAATCGTAGTTCATATAACGAATTAATGTAACAATAATATCTGGATTTGTTTTAGCATCTTTAATAATCATTTCACATTCACTTTCATTTACTTTTACATTAAAATCATAATGCAAGTGCTTAACCTTCTTTTTATTTTCAAAATTTTCAATCATTAAATATAAATAAGAAGTGTATTGACGTGCATCTTTGAAGATTCTTTCATAAGGAAATATGATTGTTTGAAGAGAATTTGCAACACATTTTGATATAATTTCAAGAAATAAGTCATAAGTAATGACATGATTAATCTGACAATATTCGATTTTTTCCCATAAATTGGGATAAAATTCTTTCATAGTTGCAGAATAAGAAACATAAGGATATAATAACTTAAAATCACCACACGGTGTTTCTCTCAATACATATTGAGGCATCAATGCAATCTTATTAAAAACGGTAATATCAATCAAAACCCGATACTTGTAATCTTTCTCTGTAGTATAATACATACCATTTTTCTCATTGAGTAAAATTGTAGTAAAAGTTCCACATTGAATATATTTATTTAATACTTCAAGTTTGCTAAGTTCAGGATGATTTTTTTCAAGTTTTGTAATAATCTTGCTATATTCCTCTTCATATTCAATGATAATATTATCAGTTGATTTGAGTGGTTCATTGGAGAAAAAAGTGGTATTTGAATTGAAAAATAAATAGCTTCTTCCTTCAAGACGAATCATGCAGGAAGAGCCACCTAATCTTTTTAGAGAGTCTGTCATATCAAATTGACAACAATTAATTGAGAATTTGAGACTGTCTATTTTTTTAGTAGTAATAAAATTTGTAAAATTTTCGTCACCGATAAATTGTTTAGGACTTTTGATACTCATGATATCTTAATATTATGAGCATTAAGGTTGTTTAACTATCAATTTTTTATGACATATTATTACTTGCATTTAACATAACTTCATTTGAATTTTCATTCAAAAGTTTATTTACCTTATTTCTATAATTTTTATTAGTTTTATATTGGTCATAAAATCTACTAATCTCATCAATCATAATCGCACGATGCTGCTCATTTCTTGCATTTTGTGGTGTAGAATCCATTACACTCATAGATCTTGTAATAGTTGGAGCACCAATAGTATTTTTAATTGTCTTAATTTTTATATATTCTCTCTGCAAGTTTTTGTAAGGAGTATTTTTTAATTGTTCCTTCAAAGAAATATTAACATTCATATTGTTATTAGCACTACCTCTTTGAACTTTTTTAGCATATTTAACAAGCTCTTCCTTGTTCATTTTAGAATAACCTGATGCATTATTCTTTTTCAAAAAACGTTTGAGTTCTTCAATTGTTTTTCCATCCATTATTTTATCATATATTTTTTCGTCACAAAATAATTAAATAATTATTTAAAATAATATGTCCTATTTAACTCATACTTTTGATGAGATAAAATTACAATCAGGTAAAACCATTTTAAACGCAGAAATAGCCTACAAAACATTTGGCAATCTAAATGATAATAAAGATAACGTTATCATTTATCCTACATGGTATTCTGGCTTTATATCTGACAATGAATGGCTAATAAGTGAAGATATGACCCTAAATCCTACTAAATATTTCATTATTATCATCGCTATGATTAATAATGGACAATCATGTTCATCTAATGGATTAAATATTACTTTATATGACAATGTAATCGCTCAACATCGCTTAGTAACAGAGGTTTTTAATATAAATAAAATAAAATTAGTAACAGGTTGGTCGATGGGTGCGCAGCAGACTTATCAATGGGCTACTCTTTTTCCAGATATGGTAGAGAGTATTGTTCCATTTTGTGGTTCAGCAAGAACTTCGCCGCATAATTTTGTATTTTTGGAGGGATTGAGAAATATATTGCATTTAGCAGATAGTGATGAAAAATTGATAAAGTCTTTTGCGAGGGTATATGCAGGTTGGGGTTTAACTCAAGAATTTTATAAGCAGAGAAAGTGGGAAGTATTGGGGTATAAATCATTGGAAGATTTTTTGATTGGATTCTGGGAAACGTTTTTCTTGAAGAGAAATAAACAAAATTTATTGGCACATATTTGGACGTGGCAACATGGGGATGTAAGTGATAATCCTGTTTATAAGGGAGATTTTAATGCGGCTATGAAGGCAATAAAGGCTAAGACAATAATAATATCACCTGATAATGATTTATATTTTCCTAAGGATGATAATTGTGATGAGATTAAATTGATAGATAATTCTAAGTTAGTTATTATACCTGGTGTTTGGGGACATTTTTCAGGTGGAGGAATAAATAAAGAAGACACAATGTTCATAAATAAGATATTAAAACATATTTTACAATAAATTACATGGATATTATAGTCTTATTCGAAGAAATTAAAGATGCTCCCTATCAAACAATAACAGATGTTGTTAGATATAAAAATCAATTTGCTGGAACTATGATGAAATATATTATATATGGTGTAATTTATAACGAAAATATATCTGCAACTTACTTACTACCAGATGGAAAAATAAACCTATCTGGTATTATTCTTTAATTATTAGAATAAAAATTATTCTAATAAAAAAATTAAAGTAATAATGCTCCAATTACTACAAATAATGCTCCAAGACCCAAAGAAATCTCTGAAACACCTGACTTAATCGGTTGAGGAGAAGGATCGGCACAATCAATCTTTACATATGAACCACTTCCATCATTAATACAAGTTCCTGGAACACCTGTCTGAACAGAAGATGCACTTCCAGAACATGTAGCTGTTCCTGTATAGCTATTAACTGCAGCCCATGTAGCGTTACATACCGTTGGCTTCATTGATGCTGCAAAACCTCCTTGAGATACATCCTTACAAACATTTAATGTATAAGTCATTGACATCTGGGGAGTTCCGGAGCATTGAGCATTTGAATAAATATCTGCCGTAATCGCAGATGTTGTTGCTACGTAAAAAACAAGAGAAATAAGTAATGAATACTTCATTTTATAATTATTATAATTAAGTTTTTTTTAAACCAATTTTTATCTATAATCTATTTCATATTTTTTTATAATTTCAGTTGTAGGTCTTTCAACCTCTTTCTTCTTTAAAACAACCATCTGTCCTCCTTCAACTTCATCAATTATATCAAAATAATTTTTAACCTCATGGAACCAATATCTTGACTTAAAATCATCGAATAATATTAATTGATTTTCCTTCAAATATCCAAACATTTTTAATAAACAAGCTACACGGAATCTACCATCAACCAAAAATAAATCAATCTCCTCAAACTCAAATATAGTAAGCTTCTTAAAAGATTCACTATAATAATTCCACTTTTTAGCTTCAATATCATCAGATGGTTTAACTGGTTCAATCTCACCAGCTGGAGGAGTATTCCCAGGTCTTCCATATGTATTTGGCTTAGAATCAATATCAACATATATAAAATTTATTTTATCGACATTAATATTCTTCTTTATTTTATTTATCCAATCATTGTCGCTTTCAACTGAATATATTTTTTTTATATTTTCACAACAATTCGCGTAAAAAGTTGAACCGCCGCTTCCGAATTCAAAATATGTGGTTGAATTTTCAATATATTTTTTAAATAAGTCTTTATCTTTTTCATTAAAAAGTAGATACATATCATTTTCAAATATTTTTTCTTTTTCTTCATAATAATTTAATTCATTTATCATAGTATTAATATCAATATAATCAGGGTAATTTCCTTCATATTTTACACTCATTATCCCAATTTTTCCAGGATGATTAATTTCAATATATTTGTCACCTTTTTCCAAACAATTCATATACTTTTCCAACCATTCTTCTTGCTGATGCTTATTATTATTTTTATTGAATAATTCCAATTTATGCTTACATCTTTTATATCCAACATAAGCAAAATGATAAAGAAAAATATCACTAATTTTTTTTGTTTTTCCATAAGTTACAAAATTACAATGACCATATATTTTACCAATAACATGTCGAGTTATCCTTGGTACTATGTAAAATAAATGTGGATAATAAAATAGATTATATTGATTATAAACAAAGTTAATATGTGGAACATCAATGCTTACCAATTCTTCATCTTCATTATAACATTCTTCAACTCTATCTATTAAATTTTTCTCAAAGAATTCATCTAAATCTGTTGCCCATATTATTTCATTATCATCTTCAATAAATCTTGAAGCATAAGCAAACATTTTTTGTTTTTCAACTATAGAATATCCATTATATTCTTCTATATCTTCAGGGTTAAAGTCTGTAATTAAAGTAATTTTATTCTGGTAATCATCAAAATCATTGATAAATTGGATGCTTCCATCTTTAGAATTGCATTTATTTAAGATATCATAGTCAATAAATATAATTTGATTAAAGTAATGGTATAAGAAATTTAATTTTTGTTTTAGATAAGGTAGTTCATTACATAAAAGAGAAATTAAACAATGTTTCATAATTATATTTATTTATAAAAAATATATTAGAATAATAATAATGGACCCATTTTTCCCACATTCTTATAACGAAAAATTTAGCCCTATACATTTTGACTTTCCTCCTGAAATTCCGATTGAATCCCCAACACTTGGTTTTGAAGCCGCATTAAATAATTGTTAACCACTTTCTCACGAATATAATCGTAGGTATATTCAGTGTGCAGTTCCAATGAACTGTTTTCAATAAAAACAGGTATGTAACTGCTACTATACCATTTTACATTTTTGTAGATTGGGAAGGAAGTATCATCTAAATGATAATTTTTCATAGGGTTTTTGACAAGTCTCTTTTTATCTGTAAAAAATTCATGAATAAAATATTCAGGAGTTTTCTCCAGTTTTTCACTTTTCCAGTTCACATACAACTTAAACCATTGACATATTTCATAATTGTGATTGTGATAACCAGTTGAAGCTGCAGAAATTATTTCAAAATCCACTTGCGTTTGCAATCTCTTGTAACCTAACAATGTCAAAATATAATGAACAATTTCAATAGAATTGTTTCTTAAAACAATAGCCAAACAATCTTTGATTGTATCAAAGAAATATTGTTGGTCTTTGAAGTTGGTGTCGTAGAGATACTTGAAGAAAATCTTGAAGAATGTTTTGATGATTTCTGGTCTTCTTTTCATAAAGAAATCCGCGTAGTCATTTTTGTATCGTGAAGCAACGTGGATAATAATGAAGCGAAGAACTTGAGGTATCATCAATATTTTTAAATGTTTCAAGACATTCACAATAGTTAGAACATTTTGATTTTCAACAAGAATCTTCAAGTATTCAGTGATAGAATCATCTGGCTGAGTGATCTCATCAGATAACATTCTCCTCATCTTGACAAGATTTTTATTTTTTGGATATTTGTCAAGTTCATCAAACAACTTAATCAATTTCTCATCAAGTTTGTCAAATTCACCATTGTAATACCTGTATTTTATACGGGTAATGGCGTTGATATTATCTTCACCTGAATTGTATTTTGTGGTGCCGATAAGGTAAAAGTAGTCAAGTTCGTCTGCATTTCTGCGAATAAATTTTCTCAAATTATTGAACATAGTAACCTTAATTATATTAATACAACTAATGTTTTGAACCATCAATTTTTTTATGATACTTATCATAAAAAAACGACTAATAAACTTTTAGCTAAAATTTTATTATCAATTTTTTATGATACTTAGTATCATAAAAACAACTATTATAAACTTGACCACTTGCGTAGATTGCTGGTGGTTCAGTTGGAATATCTTGCATTTCAGTCATTTTATTTACCAAATATCTTTCATATATTTTTACTGTTTTTTTCATTCCAAAATATGTTATATAAAATGGAACAGATAAGAAAGATATTATTCCAAAAATGGTTAATCTATTTAAAATAATATCCATAATAAATATTGCTATACCAAGTATAGTAACTATTCTAAAATATTTTCTGAAACTTGTGGTATAATTTTTATCTAAAAAATACATTGACATAGAAACAAAAAAAATTTGAATTATCCCAAGAGATAATAATGCACTATTTTTCTCAAATACAATAATACTCCATATTAATAATCCCAACCAAGCAGTCAAAAATAGCATAAATATTTGTCTTAAATTTTTTTGTATAATTGGTAGTATAATTAAATGTTTTACAAGATGAAATATACTCTCAAGTAAGATAAAAACCCCAATTAAACTTAATAAAACAAGACCTAATAAAATTAATTCAGTAATTAATGATGTTACTAATACAGTAAAAATAACATTTTTTGAACATCCTTTTACTATTGATTCTGGGATCATTATTGAATAAAATAGAATAAATCCAGTAAGTACATTTGTTGTAACAGTCCCAGATATCATCATCCCTAAGATTTTATTAATTCTATTTTTGTATAAATCATATGTTATTAAAAATGATGAAAATAATGTTGAATAAACGGAGAAATGTAAAAGAACAGGCATGTCGTATTTTACTTTATCATTTAAAAATTTGTTACAATCTTGAATTTCTATAATATTTTTATAATATGTTGATATTGGATAAACCCCCCATTTCATCATCACGATAAATCCAATTTTATTTAATTTATTCATTTTCTCTCTGTTAATTTATAT